TGACCAGCGAGGATGTCTTCTGGGGCAAACTCTCCGAAATCTTCAGCTGAGGCAACCTCGCGGGGGAGGAGAGACGAGGCGAGACCGACACCCCGATCCATACCACATCCGTTCTGACCTGGACCCATGGATAGACCCGCAGTTGGGGCTACTTGAATAGTGGAATATTCACGCTCTTGGATAGAATACTGAGACTTATTGTTCATGGTAAAAAGGAGGTATACCAGAACGGCGACCGCGGCTACCATCATAAGGTTTTGGACACGACCCTTCTTCATCATCTTTTATATATGGTAAACAAATTTTTTATTTCTCGATGTTCTCAATTTCTTCTTCTTGGGTAACATCATCAACGGTCTCCTCAATTTCATCGACAAATGCATATTCTTCTGGATATGTATCCATAATTGGCTCTGGGTGAGTCCTGATCTGGACAACATTCCAAGAAGAACCGAAAGATTTCTTGGCAAACCAAATACCAGCAAATTCGAGGATGACATCACATGACTTACCAACTTGCACAGAATCGAAGTCGACATGCTCCTGACCCTGGTTGAAAACTCTGGTATTTTCAATGCGTTCGCCTGTGATTTGTTTGTCTACCACACTGGAGGTGTATGCACCTTTGATGACATTTTCAGAAAGTTCTTTCCCAAACCAGGTTTTAGAATTGTCACGGGCAGCCTCGAGATTGAGGGTATCGATTGTGTTAATCTTGTTAATATTAGCCTCGTTAACTAGATCAAATACAATTTCCCCTGATACATCAGAAACAGTAACATTGTTAACCTGAACAAGACACTTTCTCTTGGAATCATTGAGAGCCTTCACAAAATAGAGACCATCTTCACCCTTAATTGGAGAATTGTAGATCATTTTATATACAAAATACATGCTATTTCTTTAAACCAACAAATGGAATAGATGCGGATTTATTGAGTATCTTTTTAGAGACCCATTGATTTCTATTTGGATTGTACCCGTAAAGTGTTTTATCGACAAGAAACTTATTGGGGAGTTTCTGGGTATTCAGTGGCCTGAGATTATATTCATTTTTTACATAAGACTTATTGTTTACATTTGTCCACTTTAGTGTATTTAAATTGAATCTCTGATTACCACCCGACTTCACATAACCATTTACTTTAGTATTCTTAACAACGGGGTTTAAGCCATATACAAATTGTTTTGACAACTTGTCTTTGGATGGTTCTGTTGTATAATTATTATATTGATACGGGTTTACATTCATAGCTTTCTTTATAGGTACCGATACATTCTCGTATTTTTTAGGTTTACTACCGATTTTCGTAAGTCTAGGTTTAACACGTTTAAATATATCTTCCATCGTCTCATTAGCTTTTACATTTTTAATAAATAGCTGCGAAAGTTTTACAAGACGTTGGCGATCCTTCTCTTTCTTTTCTGGACGAAGTCTGAGCTTCTGCATCAAATAGATGTCCTCGATTAAAAACTCTCGGCTAGCTATGAATACATTCTTATTATTGACTAGCTTACCGGTATATAAATCGCGATATGTAATACCCTTACGTTTTGAAGCTGCCACCTCATAACCAAATTCTTCTGGTCTCATGAAGGGGATGTCGAGTATACCCCCCATTGTGACATCTTCTATCTTTCCACTCGCCGGTGAGAAATATCGTATGTTCAAATCAAGTGCAAATAATTCTACATCAATGAACACGTCAGATTTTCCCGGATTTTTATTGTCCCTGGATTTCTTTTTTTTGATAAGAGTATATCTCCTCGTTACAAATGGACCTGTATTTCTAAAACCTATGCCTAAAAACTTGAAAAGTTTAGGATGCTTTTCACGCTGACTCAATATACGATTTCGTATACGAATGTTTAATTTCTTGGCAGTTTCACCAAGTTTTTCCCATAATAAAAGTTTAATGGCTTGAAGTTTACCGAAAAATTTTGGGTTAATTGGTATTTTTGGTACAAACTTTGCATCAATATCACTGGTGATTATACGATTTTCATATTTCATGTACAAATTAAAAGCCTCTCCACCACTTATAATTAGATCACCCATCGTTTTCATGTAAGTTGTGATTTCACCTATTGTTTCAATAATGATACCACGTATAGAATCTGTAACAATAACGTACATCATCTGTTCAAAACTCTTATCAGAATGTTTGCTATGTGCCTGATTCCGAAACTTACCAAGATCCCTCTGTAAGTTTCGATCGAAATACTTTTTCATTTTCGGATCTTTGAAAAACAGGTTCTGATTCAAATACTTTTCAACAGTAGACTCGGAATATAAATTGGTATCCATTATTATATTGTTACATAATAATATGGTCTGCAATATAATCGACGAGTGTAGATGTTACGCTTATTCTGATGTGTACGATACCAAACGAAGTCAGTTCTGTGGGGTACGAAGAGGTCCTCGTATTGAAGCATGTCCACGTGACTGTTGTGCAGGTGGATGCCCTGGTCAAAATAGCCGCGATTCAAGAGAACCCTTTAGAATTATAGATCGTCCACCAAGAGAAATGAATCAATGGGAATATATGATAATTTTTTTAATTGTAAGTGCTCTCATTTTGATCTCTTTCATGACTTAAAGATTACCATAGTAAGAAAGATATAATGTCTCTTGAAACCATTCAAACTGAAATTGCTGCTCTCCGTGCCGATGTCAAGGCTCTCACAAAGATTGTCCGTAAGGTGAAGAATACCCAAGAAGATCCAGATGGTGAGAAGGCCAAGGCTCGATCCGCGAACAACGGTTTCAATCGGAAACAAGAAATCACACCTAAGTTGCGCGATTTCCTCGGGCTTCCCGAAGGAGAGTTGATCTCTCGCTCCGAGGTCACTAAGTTCGTCAACAAGTACATCACTGAAAAGGGTCTCAAACACCCCGATAACGGTCGCCAGCTTATCCTCGACGATAAACTCAAGGATCTCCTCCAACCCCCCGCTGACGTTATTGTCACTTATCTTAACCTCCAAAAGTACCTCTCTCCCCATTACGTGAAGAAGGAACCTGTAAAGGCTTAAAAAAATAATACATTATTTAAATAAACCCATAATGTTTGTTACAAAACAACAAATTGAAACACTTATTGGTACAAAGATTAAGAACGTATCTTTGTACCAAAAGGCATTTACTCATAAATCATCCATGAAAGAATATGAGCAACTTACCGAATCATTTGAGACCCTCGAGTTTATGGGTGATTCTGTATTAGGATTTATAATTACAAAGTTTCTATTTGATCGTTACGAGGAGAGGCAAGAGGGATTCCTCACTAAAGCTCGTACAAAACTCGTTCGTTCAGAAACCCTCGCTGATATAGCAAAAAAGCTCGGTTTAAACGAAATTGTTATCATGGATGAAAAGGGGATGCGTAATGGATGGAATAATAATCCAAAGATTTTAGAAGATGTTTTCGAAGCTCTCGTGGGTGCGATTTATATGGATTTAGGTCTTCTTCATGCTAAAGAGTTTATACTTCGTATTTACACCGACCCGAAATATGTAGATCTTAACGCGATTATGATAGATGATAACTTTAAAGATCACCTGATGAGGTATTGTCAAGTTATGAACTTCCCATTACCGGAGTATCGTGTAGTTGGTCATGAGAACTCTACATTTTTCATAGACGTTTATGTAAACAATTGTTTCGGGGGGAGAGGGTATGCCAAGAGTAAGAAACAGGCTGAGCAGTATGCAGCTAGTCAATTCTTCGACCATCTAAAAGGTCCGAACTTTATGGAGAAGAAATGAAAGTATCCTACTTAAAAACTGCCCACAATGTTAAGTTAATATGCATCCGAATGTTGAAGCCCTACTCGAAATTGAGTTCGCTGCCCAGAAGAGCGAGGAATGGCTTGCTCTTCGTGGCAACATGCTTACAGCATCTGATTGTGCTACGTGTATCGGAAAAAACCCATACGAGAAACCCGAAGACCTTCTACTCAAAAAATGCGGTCTTGGGGAAAAGTTTACTGGAAATGCAGCCACTCGTCACGGTGAGTTATATGAGGACGAAGCTCGCATTCTATACGAAGAGAGGCACGGGGAAGTAGTACATGAATTGGGGTTATGTCCCCACCCCGTGCACAAATGGCTTGGTGGAAGTCCAGATGGTGTTTCTGAATCGGGTAAGCTTGTAGAGATCAAATGCCCTCCGCAGAGAGCTATCATCCCAGGGGAAGTCCCAGTACACTATATGCCACAGCTACAGCTCTGTATGGAGATCTTAGATCTGGAAGAAGCTGACTTCATCCAGTACAAACCTGCCTATACTAACTGGCCTAAGCCGGAAGAGTTTGATGTAGTCAACGTAAAGAGGGATCGTGAATGGTTCAAGACCTACCTCCCAATCATGGACGAATTTTGGAAGAAAGTTCTATATTTTAGGGAACACATAGATGAACTTCCACCACCTAAGTTGAAGAAAACTCGTAAGAAAAAGGAAGTTGAACCAGTTGTCTGTGAAATAGAAGTACTTTCCGACGAAGACTACTATTATGAAGATTGAAGAGCAATACAATCGCGCTAAAGATAATCTCAATGGTAGACTTTTTGCTCCGTATCAGAGAGAGGGTGTCCTTTGGATGCTCACAATGGAACATCAGGAATCTGGTCCAAAGGGTGGATTCCTGTGTGACGAAATGGGTCTAGGTAAGACTGTACAAATGGTTTCTACCATGTTGGGGAACCCCCAAAAAAGTACTCTCATCGTCGTACCTAAATCTATTATCACACAATGGGTGAATGAGATAGAGAAGTTTGCTCCTCAATTGAGTGTACACGTCTTCGATGGTCCAAAGAGGTGTCTCAAAGAGGCGGACATCGTCATCGCGCCGTATTCCCTACTGTCTACAAACGAAGTGACAGTTATGCATATGAAGGTGTGGGATCGAATTATCCTCGACGAAGCTCATGAGATTCGCAACAAAAAATCGAAACTTTTCAAGAGTGTGTGTCGTTTGAAGACTACAATCAAATGGATTGTTACTGGAACACCAGTCTTCAATTCTATGGAAGACTTTGTTTCCCTATGTGCATTCCTTGGTATTGAGAAGTCCCTAGTTCAGGGAATGACCAATAAGATCAAGGATATATACATTCTCCGAAGGACTAAAGATGACCTGGCAAAAATCAATGAACGTCTCAGATTACCTGATTGCTACTTCGAGAATGTTGAGCTCGATATGTTTCCAGATGAGAGACAATTGTACGAATTTGTTTTTCAGGATGCCCAAGATACGATAAGAGACGCATTTAAATATGCAATTAGTATCAATTCTAAAAACATGGTCATTTTGGAGTGTCTCCTCCGCGCGAGGCAGTGTATGATTTGGCCGCAAATGTATTTGGATGGTATTGCAAAAAAAAGTGGTACACAGGCTGAAGAATGGGTTGGAAGATCTAATAAGATGGAGACCCTCTTTCGTTTGATCAGGTCTCACCCAGACGAGAAGTCTCTCGTCTTTTGTCAGTTTGTAGGGGAGATGAACTATATACAACAACAATTGGACTGTCAGGTTTTTCGTATTGATGGCTCGGTGCCCAAAGAGGAAAGAGATCGTCAGATCACTATGTTTAAAAAGGCTGATCCAGGTGCTGTGTTTATTATTCAAATCAAGTCTGGTGGTCAAGGTCTCAATCTCCAAGAAGCTACACGTGTTTATATTACCGCTCCGTCATGGAATCCCGCGACAGAACTCCAGGCAGTTGGTCGAAGTCATCGGACAGGTCAGACACACCAGGTTTATGTTAAGAAACTTGTCTATAGAGAGACGGACACTTTGGTAAGCGTGGAGGAAGAGATGATGGCCCTTCAAGGACATAAATCCATCGTATGTTCTAGAGTCCTCAATGACGAGAGAATTGAAAAACAAATTCCAGTAAAGAGAACTTCAGAAAAAATTTCAATTCTTGACATCAAGAAAATTTTCAAAGCTTAATGTATATAAAAATGATTGGCTCCCGTGCTCAAGTTTTCCATGGAACTGCTGACAAAACCGCGGGTGGTCTCACCAAAAAGAGTCTCATGTTGGATCCCAAGGATGGTCAGATTAAAAGTGTCGCGGCTCAACAGGCTGCGCTTTCTCGTATGAAGAAGGAAGGGAAGAAGCACCTCACTAATGTCTTCAAGGCTAAGGACGGTAAGTTCAAACTTCAACCCAAGGAAGGTACAAAGGCTTATAAAAAGCTCATCAAGAAAATGTAGGCTTACAATAAGAATGTCTCTCATCAAGTGGGATGAATCTGTGCGAATAGCTAAGATAAAACTAGGTCTAGACCCAAAGGAGTTTACCAGGGTGAAAGGAAAACTGCTTAAGGAGGCTCAAATTATTTATCATATTTTACTTTTAAATAAAAATCATTAGAGTTGAAATTGAAACCCCTTGAGATTTTGGGGTTCATATACGATGAGTTGATTAAGTTTCCATGTACATCCAAACTTTCTGTTCAAGAAATATACACTGTTGAGTTCGACAATAGTGTGTCCACTATTTCTTGCATAGAGACCATTCGAAACCTCTGTTTTAACGGGGTTCTTATTCGCGTCATATACAGAAGCCTTTATCATCTCATTGTGATCTGTGTCAACTTTTACACGAAACTTTGGTTCTCTATCCGGAGCCTCTTTGATATTAGAATTAAACATTGGTTCAAGTTCATCTTTAGTCATTTTTTTATTGAAAATATCTTCACTTTGTTCGACAACGGCATCAATTATCTTATCCTCTATAATCCTTAGCGAATCGTAAAATTTTTTAATATAGGAACCATCTTCATCATAACCCTTTAGAGCTAGATCAATATTATATTTAGTTGGACCGACTTCTGGTGTAAACCCCGAAACCCCAAATGGCATGTATAAACGGGGGAATTGAATTTTCAGAAGACCACCTTCTTTTGTGGACAGGACAATCTTTCTGTTGTTAAACTGAGAAATGTTTAAAGTCTCAATAACGTCGGTAATTTTAGACATAGTACTGGGATAATTAATAGTTTAAACTTTAAGCTGAACAAGCTACACAATCTGGTTCTAGACTAAATTGAATTGGACGAGCTTTCGCCTTTGACCGAAGATAATACATACCCGTCTTCAGACCCGATTTCCACGCGTACATATGCATCGATGAAAGTTTTGAAAGTGTTGGACTTTCCATGAATAGATTCATACTTTGGGATTGATCAATAAAACGACCACGGTCGGCAGCCATGTCAATAACATCTTTCATTTTAATTTCCCAAACTGTGCGGTAGAGTTTTTTTATGTCATCTGGGATGTCTACAATATTTTGAATGGAACCACCTGCCTTTACCATCATATCTTTCATGTCTTTAGACCATAGACCAACACTCTTGAGGTCTTCTACGAGGTGTTTGTTTACAATAACAAACTCACCAGCTAGGGTGCGTCGAAGGTAAATATTAGTTGTGTACGGTTCAAAACATTCATTATTGCCTAGGATCTGGGCGGTAGAAGCTGTAGGCATAGGCGCCATCAGGAGACTGTTGCGAAGACCCTTCGTCTTCACGCGTTCACGCATTGCGTCCCAATCATAATGAAGCTTTGTATCCCCATCCCACATATCGAATTGTAGGATACCCTGGGAAGTTGGAGATCCCTCAAATGTTTCGTATGAGCCGTCAATTTCTGCAAGCTCTGAACTCGCCTCGAGTGCGGCGTGATACATTGTCTCAAAAATACGAGAGTTAATTTCCTTAGCCTCATCGGAATCAAATGCATGTCGACAGAGAATGAAAACATCCGCGAGACCCTGAACACCAAGACCGATAGGACGATGTCTCATATTAGAGTTTCGTGCAGTCTCAACGGGATAGAAGTTCCTATCAATAACTCTATTCAAGTTCTTCGTAACAGTCTTTGTAACTTCGTGAAGTTTCTCATAGTCGAAAGTCTTCTTCTCCTTATCAACAAACTTTGGGAGAGCAACTGAGGCGAGATTGCACACAGCAGTTTCATCCTTGTCTGTGTATTCAATGATTTCTGTGCACAGGTTAGAACTCTTAATCGTTCCCAAGTTTTTCTGGTTACTCTTCTTATTACACGCATCCTTGTAAAGCATGTAAGGTGTACCAGTCTCTGTTTGTGACTTGAGAATAGCCTTCCAGACCTCAGTGGCTGGTACGGTACTATTGGCTCGACCCTCATCTTCATACTTTGTGTAGAGGGCTTCAAACTCCTCACCCACTACGTCTGGGAGACCGGGTGCTTTGTCTGGACAGAAGAGAGACCATTGACCACCTTCCTCCACCCTCTTCATGAAGAGGTCTGGAATCCAAAGTGCTGAAAAGAGATCACGGCACCGCGCTTCATCGTCGCCCTGGTTGAGACGCAATTCTAAAAAGTCCATAATATCCGTGTGCCATGGTTCAATATACACAGCGATAGACCCCTTGCGTCTACCAGCTTGATTCACATAACGGACAGTGGCGTTAAATACACGTAACATTGGAATGATTCCATCTGATTGACCATTTGTACCTTTAATACGAGACTTATTCCCCCTGATATCGTGGATGTGCATACCGATACCACCAGCCCATTTGGAAATTTGTGCACATTCAGTCAACGTGCCATATATACCGTTAATAGAATCCTCTTTGTTGGCAATCAGGAAACAACTAGACATCTGCGGTCTTGGTGTACCCGCGTTGAAGAGTGTTGGTGTCGCATGAATGAATAGACCTTGGGACATCTTATCGTATGTTTCAAGAATGGCGGGAATATCATCACCGTGAATACCAATGGCGACCCTCATGAACATGTACTGTGGAGTTTCCATCAGTATACCATCGAGGCGTTGCAGGTACGACTTTTCAAGAGTCTTCAAACCAAAATAACCAAAATCGTAGTCTCTCTTGGTATCAATGTAATCCTTTACACGTCCAGAAATATTGGCAACTTCCTCTGTAACAATACAGGCCTTGGCTAATTTTTTCATGGCCATGTAGAAATTGTTAGGACACACTTTCTGGATATTACTGGCGATAATACGAGTTGCAAGGATTTCATAGTCTGGATCTGTGGTAATCATACCAACACATATTTCAGCAGAAAGAGTATCAATTTCTTGTGCTGTGATCTCATCATACATAGATGAAAATACCTGCTGGGCAATCTTAGTAGAATCGCATTTATCAGAGAGACCATATGTTAACTTTTTGATCCTATTGGTGACATTGTCAAATTTCATATCTTCAATACGACCGGAACGTTTAACGACTCTCATACTATTATTTCTACGTGTTTTATTTTTAACTTACTTGCGACACTTTTCAAGATCACCACTTCTAACTGCAACTGTACCAACAACTTCCATAGCACGACTGGGCTGGAGAAGGTAAGTATTCACATAAAAATCACCAATTTTTCCAGCTGGAGATACGGGTGGGTAAGAACCAACGAAACACTCTGGAGCTTTACATGAGATTATATCAACATTATTTGGCTTGGTATTGTACACCTCATCGAAATCAGCAAGGTTTAACATTTAATATTTACAAAGTTTTTTTTTCCGAGGGTATATTATATGTGTGATAATCTGCATCTCGATACCCTCAAGCAGTGTGAGACTCCACTCAACACTCTTTTCTTTTCAGAATTTAACAAAAATCTTCTTCAGCGTGGTATTCGTCAAACCTTCAAGAATAAAACAGGTATTGCGATCGACTACCAAAACTCCGACGACCTGTATGGACTTATGCGCGTTGTATTTATTAACAATTCCGGTGATGCATATTCTCGTGTGAATGAGCAGGTTAAAGTGATGAATGGTCGTGTCATAGAAACCGCTGTATCTCAAATTCAAACAGGTGTATCACAGTATATGTCTTATGTAAAAGATATAGATACCATTTCGGTCCCCCTTTCGCAACCAATTAATACGAGTACTGTTGGTAAAAAGATGGCTATCAATAATAAGATTGGAATCAATTAAAGTTTTGGTTTTATAGACTAGTAAGATGAGCTTAAACTTCTATAAACATGAAACGGAGAAAGTATGTAAACTGAAGGGGTGGGATCGTGCTGCTATAGATACGGTATGGCTCCTGTTAACTGAAGAGTTTGGAGAACTGGCTAGTGCGATCCGTCAGTACAAGAAAACGTATAAAAAGACTAATTTGAAGAAGGAGAGGGGAACAGATGTCATGATGGAAATGGGTGATGTTTTTAGTTATCTCTTTCAGATAGCCCATATGTTAAATGTAGATTTGGATATGATGTGGACCGAGCACCGTTCCAAAATGAAAACTAAAAAATATAATCTGAACTAAAAGTAACTATGAGTAAGTATATGCTCGATGACGAAGATGCAATTAATGATGTAAACCCATTTGTCACACACGACTTCTCTCTTCCAGGGAGTGTAAGACAAACGGGTGATTTTGCGAGTTTTTCTGAAATGAAAGATGAAAGTGTAGTACCTAAAACAGAGAAAAGTGTATTCTGTGACTATGCTCTCTGTGAAGAATCTACATCTAGTTGTTCTTTATCTCATCCTTTACAACCAAGGCGAAACATTGACTTTGGATTTACCAAGGAAAAAATGAATATAGTTGAAAGAATTAAAGTTGGTGTGGCCAATAAACCACAATTTTCTATATTCGGTGCTTGGATTCTTCTAATGACCTTTATTATTATTGTATACAACTTAAGACGTTAAACATGTATTTAAGTCTCGATTTGTCCGTAGTCCTATAAATGATATCATCCAAAGTATCGTTACAAAACATTTTGATATACTCCCTCTGCCAAGCACTCTTTGTATTAATCCAGGGTGGTTGGAATGTGGGGTCAATGATTTTACTCGCATGTGCAACACGAATATAAGTATTTATGTTTTTCTTTTTAGACAAAATGTTATGAAGAGCAATCTCACACATCTTCTGTCGAACTTCGGTTGTTTTTGAACACATCGTGTCTAAGAACTTTTCATACGGAATGGAACGTTTCTTCGATTTGAGAAATGTCCAATCGGCATAAGGTTTTGTGTTTAAATAGTCAACGTAAGTCGTATATCCCTGACCTTTTACGTAACGTTCATATTCGATTTCAATATATTCAAGTTCAGATTCTATGTCGTATACAACTTTCGCACTATTTAAAAAGGAAGTCATTTAAAATATAAAGTTGTAATTCCTCTAAGTTATTAAACAACACCTAAGTTGAGGTAATTATCTACTAATTTATATAAAGAAGTAAAACCTTATATAAAAGACGGATAAAAGAATGTACTCGACAATAGCTAATAATAGTTTCTCATATCTTCTTACACTCGATGAGTTTATGAAGGGACTCCCGGATGACATAAGACCTTCGTGGGTTAAGATTACAACAATCACCATGGTATCCAAATATGTTCAAAATATCGATATAAAGAAGCTCCGAAGTATTTTTGAGGATTCAGACTCCTTTAAATTGAGACGTGTCGGGACAGAAGGTAGTGGTGGATTTGAGTGGAAACTTAAACCCACCACTTTTTACAACCAGGTGACACTTACCTATAATGATACCTACAGTACGAAATCTGTAAAAGTTTTCCCCAATGGTTCGATTCAAGTTGCTGGGTGTTGTGATCTCTTCGATTGTAAACGGATCATAACTCAATTGACATACATTTTCAAAACGTTTTTGGGGATGGAGAAACAGATACCAGTGGATTCGTTCAGGGTTGTGATGATCAACTCAAACTTTAGTTTGAACTATAACATCAATCTCATAAAAGTTACAGAACACTTTGAAAATAACTCCGACGTTTTCAAGGTATCCTTTGAACCCGATAGGTACTCAGCAGTTAAAATCAAGTTTAAACCAGCACAAGATATGAAGGAGATTACAACCAGTATTTTCTCAACCGGCAAAATTATCATCACTGGTGCAGAGACTCTAAAAGAGATTGCTTTTGCCTATAATATCATCAATCAACACATCAACGAAGAACCTTCCATCCGGGTTTCACCTACAGTAGAGACAGATGTCTTTGATATATTTCTGGGTTATAAGTGTAAACCCATGATCGAGAACCTCAAAAAAAAAGGTTTCGAATCGTGGATAAAAACAATTCACAACAGGCAAATTAATTTCTAAATTAATATTAACAACATGTCTCAGCGACTCGGAATGGCCGACGGTCGGTGCTTCACCATTAACTCTTCTGCCCAACTCACTAACAATTATTTAATGAAACAGAATGGTATTGTCTTCGAGGATAATTATTCTTACCGTCAACTTCTTCAGAAGTCCGGCCCCGAGTTACTTAATCAGATTCAGTCTAAGCAAGATACAGGACCTCCATGTAACACTTGTGATAAACCCCTTCTTAATATGTCTAAAATATACTAACTGAGCTAAATCACGAGAAAAACTTTAAATCTGTATTCTAGAATGTCACAATGTGCCATATGTCTCAGTGAAGTGAGATCGACAAGAAATAATCAACCGATCCGTTGTGGACATTTGTTTCATTCCCACTGTCTAGAAGAATGGAAATGTAAAGGTAAGAATACTTGTCCAATTTGTAGAAAAGTTTTTGATGTATCTCAATTTAAAGTTACGTTAACTGTTCAGAACAATTACACCGCAACTTCAAATACAGTCTCGTTAGAGAGTAACGCTATTTTTAATATAATGGACATCTTCGATATGTCATTCGATGTAGAAAATACTTTAGATTTAGACAGTCTTCTTTCTGACCTTGGGGTGAGTCTGTCCGACCTTGATTCCCTTATCCTTGACACAGAATGAACTACAATATCGCTCGTAGTTTAGCCCCGGGTAGTTTTTATCCGCCTTGCGAGGATCCTTTATAGACTTACCACTCGCATCAGTCAGAAGTGGGCCCGTTGCCCAACCCCTCTTGTGACTGAATACGTTAGATTTAAATATAATTTTTTTGTTAACTTCAAACTTTCCAGCTCTCTTGACTCGAGATATCGGTATCTTAAAAAACTTAGCCACAGATTCTTGGGTATCACCTGGTTTAATTCTATACTCAACTACACTATGTTGTACGTAGAAGTGAAAGTCCCCTTGTCGGATATAGTTTGTTGGTCTTCCAGGACAAACAAACATCATGACTTTATAATATCCTCTTTTACACTTTTCGTTCGCTTTTGCACGATAAATTTTGGTTGGGTTATCGGAAATAACCCGTTTAGGGAGACTTGTGCAATGTGTATAGTTATGCCCGTTGTTCGAAAGACCGGAACGATCACCCGGGATTGACTTTTGCCACCTATAGGCTTCGTAGTCTCCAACTGCATACGCATAACAGTTATTGTTTCCAATACCAGTGGCAGTTCCCCATCGTTTATTGGTAAACATTCTTTCCGAACCACTCAGTGGTAGGTTCTTCATTTGTAGTTTGTTCAGAAAAAAAATATCCATCTGTAGTAAATGATCAAGGAAATTGTTCAATCCCCAACCAAATCTGATATGCTCCGTGAGTTTCTCATGTTTGTGCTAAGCATTCTTATTAGTGCCTTCCTCCTCCGTATCGTATGGAATCGTTCCCTCGTAAAGCATATAACCATTCTCAAACCTATCAACACTATACTTGATGCCGTCATTCTTGCACTATCTCTCCAGGTTGTCCGCGGTATCTAAACATATTAATCGTCCCTGTAATATTTTATTATTGATAAATTGAAACAAACAACTTATGAGTAATAATTTAAATTAAAGTTCACTGTATCCACTGGTTTTCTCACCAGTAGGATGAACAATAGTTGGAAATACATTTATATCTGTACATCCTTCTTTATCACAGTCAACGAAAGTGAAGGCCTTTCCAGTCTTTTCCATGTATTCCAACTGCTTACGAGTCCAACCACAACCCATGGTCCCGTAAATAGTCCATTCCTCACCGTTAGAGATGGTCGCTCCGACACGAGGTTTACCGGTCTGGTAGAGAATGTAAATGTTAATGATCACGAGAATAATGAAAGACAGCATTTTTTATTATAGGTAAATATTAAAAAAATGACGTCAACCGTATTCACTATTGGAAACAATAATGTCACACTCAAATACACCAGGAAAATGCCCCGTGGTGAAGTTGAACGGATGAAATCATTCGTCACTA